AAAGATAACTTCCGCAAAGAAGTTTACACTGAATACAAAGGTAACCGTAAGAAAGAACTTACTGAACAGGAAAAAGAATTCTTTGCCTACGCCTATAGTTACTTAGAAACTTCTTGGGATGCCGTTCCCGCTGATGGCATGGAGGCAGATGATCTTCTTGCTATCTGGAGTACAGAAACTCCAGGTATCATTGTTAGTATAGATAAAGATTTGCTTCAAGTACCAGGACTTCACTATAACACTCGGAAGAAAGAGTATGTACACATGAGTGAAGAAGAAGCCTCTCTACTCCTGCATACTCAAGTACTGATGGGTGACTCTACTGATAACATCCCGGGGCTTAAAGGTATCGGTAAAGTTAAAGCAGCCAAGGTAATGGAAGGTGTATCTATGCCCCAACACTTGTCCACCGTAAAATCTTTCTGGCAAAAATACTTTGGCAGGGGGTGGGAAACAGATCTTCAACTCAACATGGATTTAATTTATCTCAGGAGAAGTATGGATGATCGATATGACACCCGAACAGGAAAACGATTTACTGTACAACTACGGGATAATAGTCGAAAGGGACTGGAACAACCCCAAACTGTATCAGGCAACAATGATTCTTGGCTGGATACACGCAGCAACAACAGCGTCAACCAAGACGGAAGCAGTGTACGATCTAAAGAAGCACATAGTTTCTGAAGTACCTTGGTTGAGTTCTGCTCTGACAGTAGAACAATCTTTTGAACAGTATATGATGTATAAAAAGCTAGGAGTATAGCTGATGGGTAAAATATTAAGAAAAACTGAGTGTGATTCTTGTGGTTCTAGTAATAACCGCTGTGAATATGATGACGGTTCTACTTGGTGCTTCACACCTGATTGTGCAAGTAATAAGAAAGCCTTTAAAAACGTAGACAAAGAGGAGAGTAATGTGATATCTTTTGACTCACTGCCCTTCGGTACCTCTGCTGAAAGAAATATCTCTGTAAAAGTATGCGAGATGTTTGGTGTTAAGCGGGAAGTGTCGTCTTCTGGGGGTACCAGTGCAGTATACTACCCTTACTTCGAAAACAATGTCTTAGTAGGTAATAAGAAACGTTTGTTCCCCAAAGACTTTCGTGTAGAAGGCAAGCTACCTGCTACCTTGTTCGGCCAGCATGTCTTTCCCGGCGCAGGTAAACGTATTGTAATCACAGAAGGTGAAGAAGATACTCTTGCGGTAGCCGAAGCCTACTCTAAGTACGGTACAGGTGTAATCTACCCAGTAGTATCTATACCTTCTGCCTCCAACTTGAAGGCTGTTGTAGAAAACAGGGACTATCTTCGTTCTTTCGAAGAAGTAATTCTGTTCATAGATACAGATGAAGCCGGGGACATTGCCGTAAACAAGCTAGCTAACGTTATCGGCTTTGATAAAGTTAAAGTAGCTCGTACTAAGTTTAAAGATGCTTCCAAGGCACTAACAGAACTAGGTCACATGGGTGTACTCAGAGGTATCTGGGATGCACAACAGTATAGCCCTCAAGGTATCTGTACTGGTGAAGATCTCTGGACTAAGTTAGTAGAGTACAACGATGTAGAGTCTCTACCTTATCCTGATTGTTTCTCTGGTCTTAACGATAAGATTAAAGGTATGCGCATGGGTGAAATAGCTCTATGGGTTTCAGGTACAGGTGCAGGTAAGTCTACTATGTTACGTGAGATTGTTCTTGATATCATAGATAAGACAGAAGATAAAGTAGGTATAATTGCTCTTGAAGAAAGTCCTGCTGAAACTACTCGTAAGCTAGCAGGCATGGTAATCAAGCGTAACCCTGCTGCAGAAAAGATTGAACTAAAAGATCTTCGGGTAGGCTTCGATACATTTAAAGATCGAGTGTTAGTGTTAGATCATTGTGGATCTATGTCTAACGGTATTATATCTCAACTAGAGTACATGGCTTTATCTGGTTGTAAGTATTTGTTTATTGATCACATCACTATCCTTGTGTCAGAGGGTTCCGCTGGGTTAACAGGCAATGAAGCTATAGATAAGGTGATGAATGATCTGCTGCGTATCTCAAAACAACACAACGTGTGGATCGGTCTGGTGTCTCATCTACGAAAGATGTCTACTACAGGACAATCCTTTGAAGAAGGAAGACTCCCCACTGTTGATGACATCAGAGGTTCGGGTTCTATTAAACAAATCTCCCACGACATCTTAGCTTTCTCTCGTAACATTACTGCTGAGAAAGAAGATGATCGCAATACCATTACACTATCAGTATTAAAGTCTCGCTACACAGGAAAAACAGGTCCTGCTGGTACGTGTAAGTACGACTACGATACAGGTAGACTACATGACGGACTGTATGATTCTATGCTGGGTAACCTAGGTATATAATTGTAGTCCATTATTAAAAGGGAATAACTGATGGAAGATAACATGAAAGACCCTCTAAATGAAGTGGTGGATTATCTAATAGAAAAAGTCTCTAAGGTTAATATGAATAACCCTAAAGCAAATAAAGGTGCACAAATACTTAGGACTATTTCTAAGTATAAGGATAACATCCCGGGTATTGTACAGGTAGCTTTCGATAAAATGTCTTCTAACTTTACCCGAGAGTACCCGGAGCAGCCTGTTGGTCTAGCTAAGACTACTCAAGTTAGTGTGGGTATAGGTGAACATGTCTTTACTAAATACTTCGGTGTCAAGTGTAGTTTCCAACAGGCAATCCGTACAGGTGATCTTGTGCTTGAAGCCTACGTACAGTCAGGTTTCATTGTGGTCAAAAGAGCAGAAGGGTTTGGTGCTTATAACGCCCAAGCTCCCTACATGATCGAACCAACAAGTCGCTGGGAGGAGATAGGTGAATTTAAACTAATTGAAAGCAAAGGACTACTTGTCTACACTGTAGATGAGATGCCAGAAGATATTAGTAACATTATGCAACCTAAAAACTACCCTCTAATTAAACGTTGGGGTATTGCTGCTCCTCAATCACAGAGAGATGCCTTCAATAATATATTTATTGACTCTCCTTTTGTAAGAGCAGTTAATAAATTGCAACAAACCTCTTGGAAGATAAACCCAAAGGTACTTGCTATTTTAATTGACCGGCTTAACGACATACTACCCAAAGATATTCCTATGTACAGTAATGCTATACCTAAGAGCCTACTTAAAACTGCCTATGAAAAGTATCAAAGGAAACCTACTGTAGGTAACAAGGCTGCGTATAACCTTATCGCTAAAGAGTGGGAAAAGACTCTGCGTCCCCTTCAGGTAAGAGCTAAACGTGCTGAGATAAAAACAACTATAGGTAAAGCTAAACAACTAGCTGAGTGGGATAAGTTTTACTCTCTGGTAGATCTAGACTACCGAGGTAGAGTATACTACAAAGAACCCTACATGAACTACCAAGGCAACGATATTGCTCGAGGTATAATGTCATTCAGTGAGAGTAAAGAAATTGATGATGAAGGTAAACGTGCTTTAGCTATTCATACTGCCAACTCTTACAATGAAAAGTATAACGTAGATGAAATACCTGACTGGGTAGAAGAAGACTATTTTTCTATGCTCACAAAAGAAGGTATCGATACTATAAGTGTAGATAAGTTCTCCCTTGAAGACAGAATTAACTGGTTTAATAATAACTGGGAGCTTATAGAAAGCACTGCAGACAACGGTACACTGCATGACTGTGAGAAAACAGTAGTGTTTCTTGCTTGCTGCCTAGAATGGTGCGACATAGCTGACATGGAAGACAAGGGACTTGTTCCAACTTCCAGTATACCTGTAGCAATAGATGGTACCTGTAATGGTTACCAACACTCTGCTGCTATATCTCGAGATGATAAGACAGGCAGGTTAGTTGCCCTTGAAGATAGCTCTGTACCTCATGACCTCTACGTTAAAGTAGCTAAGAAAATAGTTGAACTAGCTCCAGACTTCTTTACTAACAGAGCAATGTCCTACGCAGAGATACGTAAGTTAATCTCTAAAAGAGCTACCATGACTCGTGCCTACTCTGCAGGAGCACAAACAATTGCTGAGTCAATGTACTCTGATTGTGTTCAGGCAGGAGCAGACGAAGAGTATAACATTACTCAAATTGATTGTGATGAGTTATCAGTACATATACTTAAAGCGATTGAGGCGGTATGCCCAGGCTCTCAGACCACTATGAAGTTCTTACAGGACTTAGCCCAGTGGGAACTAGGTACCTTCGAGTATCAAGATAGTTCAGGGAGTAAAGTATCTCATGCGACTATAAGTAAGTATAAGAAGCTTGCACGGTTAGCTAACAAAGAACAGAGAGCAAATCCAAGTACAGAGAATACTCTTGAGTTAAACAAGATTAACTCTAAGATATCTGAGTGTAAGCTAATCCTAGTTAAGGGTCATGCCGGAGAAGATATCCGTTGGATGACCAAGTCAGGTTTCCCTGTTATCTACAAGGTAAATGCTACACGGCAAGACACCTGTAAGTCTACCTTGCGTGGTGTTATTGGTGGTGCTTCTAAGCAACCTGGTCGTATCAATCATGTCGCTAAGATATACTTAGAAACAACAAACAGAAGGGAAGCCAGTGCAGGTATCTCTCCTAACTATATTCACTCACAAGATGCTACTCACATGGCATTAGTGATAGATGAATTCGGCGTTAACTTCGGTGCAGTACACGATAGCTTTAGCTGTCATGCCTCTGACGTTAATAAATTAAAACAATTAACACAAGATAAATTCGTTGAGATGTACAGTGACGATAACCCCTTGGAAGCAGTCAAAAGATATATAACAAATAATGACTGCGATATAGAAGTGCCTGAGCTAGGTAATCTAGAGATAGATAAAGTTCTTAGCTCACGTAACTTCTTTTCATAGGTGAAACATGAAAGATAAAACCCACTACAATTGGTTTGCGTTACGCGACAGGTATCTTCTTACCCGAAAGAAAGAACCTATGATGACTGATGAACGGTATTGTGAAATAGAAGGTATAGACCCTTCTGTCTATGCTTACAACAAAGATAACATGAGAGAGTACTTTATCTCTAAACAAGATAACCCTACTGATGGTGCATTACAGTATGATCTGTTCTTAGCTCACAACGGTATACTAAACAAAAAAGAATACTAAACTTAACCCAAAAGGAATATGACAATGATATTTATCGTGATCTTAACACTAGGCACAGTAATAGGTACAATCATGGACATGAATACAATGGTGGTAAAATGAAAAACTACAACAAAGATGCCCTTCGTGGCGGAACTACGACAGATCAAGAGTGGCAGTCACAAATGGCCGAAGTCGGTGTTCACATCCCTGATGAGTTACTCAACTCTGCGAAGGGTGTGCACTACGCTATGAATGAAATTAAAAAGCAAAACATAGCTAACTTGTCAGAGTCGCTAGGTGACGTTGGCCTAGCCAAAACAGAATCTGAAAAGATGTATAAAGCTGCATCAAAAGAATATGACAAGCTATTAAAAAATGGCTTACCAGAATGAATAAAAAAACCCCCACAGGTATATCCTGTAGGGGTTTCTAAATTTTTACTGAGAAGCAGCCTCATCTGGACCGTTTCTAAAGAAGGCTCTCATGCCTTCTGGAACCTTCTTGGTGGCTTCCAGCATATTTTTACGGAGGTAAGGTGCCACATTTAAGAAGTTCTTACCTGCAATCTCTGCTGGTTTATAGAAAGAATCAAAGTACCATTTAGCAAAAGACCTTCCCTCTACTTGAAAGCTAGAAGCTACAGAAGAATTATTCTTATCGAAAGAAACGCCTGCAATTTCCTGGGTTTGTTCCGGGCCTTTAGGTGACCAAATATTACTTAGATTAGCTTCTTTAAGAACTGACAAGTTTCTCTTCAAAGCGTTTCTACGATTCTTAACTACTTCTGGGGTAGCCCCTATAGGGTTAACATCCATTGTCCTTAAAGAATCAAAGAGGTCATCTAAGTAATCAGTAAGGTGACTATAATCGCTGTTAGGCCCCAATGTAACCTTATCTAGCTTTCTAACTTCTTTTATAGTATCCTGCATAACCTGAAGCGAAGCTCTCGCGGCCTTCCTAGGTAGGTCTTGTTCAAGAATATCGAAGATAGCTTCATTTTGTAATATATTCTGAAAGTGATATGACTGAGCAAAATCCATACCAATAGAGTCATGCCCATCCAAAATGTTGTTATCAAGCTTACCAAAACGTTTCTCATATATTTCCAAAGCCTTGGAGATAATAGCACGCTCAGTATAGTGGCCTACTGCAGGTGACCATGCTTGTGACTGTGCAGAGTATACTGAAGGGGTAGAGAATTCCCAACGACCGTCTACCTTACGTGCCTGTGGTTCTACTCTCTTTCCTGGGGAATCTGTCAGGCTTTCTTCTCTCATGGGTGCGGAGCTTGAAAAACCTGTGTTATCAGACAAAGTTACAGAAGAACCAAAAACTTCTCTACGCTCCCGTTGGCCTACCTGATGAACATTACCATCATAACCTACGTACACTGGAGCTTTGTTTAATACACCTAGGGCTAACCCCATCTTTTGGAAAGCCTTAGAATAAGCGGGATTGGCAACAGAGGCAAGCGCTTCTGCAGCAGCAGAGGCAATACTATCTGTAATTTGGGGCATAGTAACACCATTAGCTTCCGCCATAACAGCAAGATTGCTAGAGGCATTGTAACCGGCCTCGTCTGCCTGTCTGATCAATTTAGCAAAAAGACCAGAGGCAACCTTGCCTGCGCCAGAAATCGCCATACCGTAGTCAACTACCATAGCAGGGGTTTTCATAAAGGTGTCTGCAAGATTTGCCCCAAGTTCTGTGGTAAATAGGTCTTCAAGAAAATCAGCTAAAGAAGAGTCCATATCCCCTTCCGCAGCAGAGTTTTGTAAAGAATGTATAACTGCTTCTGCAACATAAAGACGAGGATTACCTAAGGGGAAAGTACCTGCTCCTTCACCTAAACCTGGTAAAGCGTTAGGATGTTCACTATACATCCTGCTTAAATAATAACCCATTCGGGAAATAATCTCTGCCCCTAAGGCACCATCTGCGTTAAATACGGCATTAAGTCGCCCCGCAGAGGACATATCAGGAAATACATTAAATGTCATCAAGGTAGAAGCGCCTTCTGCATTAACATAGCTGTCAGCTGCTTCCAACATCTGTTGAACTGCACCATGATGTTTTGGGGAAGCTGACATAGCAAACAAGGCACCTTGAAGTGCAGTAGTTTGTGCTGGGTCTAGCATAGAAGTAGTGTTTTCTGCTTCTATCGCATTGGTTAACTTCTGAGGATCAGCGTTTACTTCCGAGTACTGTTTAATTGCCTTACCTTTCAGCGCAATATCTCTTACGAAAGCAGGAGTAATGAGAGGTAGTAGCTGTTCATCAGTGCGGGTACGTCCGCTCTCTCCATTTACATTAGCCATTTCCCTACCTAACATAAGCAGAAAGGTAATCTCTCGATCAGCGGCGGTTATTTCACCTCCTCTTCTTGTCTTATTTCTCAAAGCAATTAACTCACTAGGAGTTACCATAGGTGAAGAAGATGACTTATCTTTTATACGGGAAGTAAGAGTCTGGCTAGCGTAGCCTCTCAGTGAGCCTCTCATAATGGTAGAATTCTGCTCTGAGCTATTGTAGGCGTATACGTAGTTACGCATAGCGGAAGGGTCTACAAACACACCACCACCAACTTTATGCCCATTAGGTAATTGTACATTAAGGTTAGCTGCATCCGCGACTTGATTAGCCATTAACTTGAGCTTTCTAGATCTAGATTCCAATATATTCTGCTTTTCTTGAGCCACAACCTCAGGATTTTGATCGTTTAGTTTGGCTCCTGCCCAAGGTTTTAACTTGTAAAACTTTTCTGCCGCTACATTAAGCATGGACATAATAGGTGTTATTTCTTGACCATTCATGTATGCTTGGTCATAGGTTGTAGCAGCAGAAATAAAACCAGCATCTGCCTGTAGCGCTGGGTTGCTGTGTATACGGAAGGAGTTAGAAAGAGTAGATGTAAAATTACTAAACATACCAGAGCTATTTTTTAATTTTTTAGCTAAGTCACCTTTAGGTCTAGGAGTGTCTCTTTTTTGGAACAAAGATAAAGACCCCATAGAGGTAAGACTATTGTTAGTAGCAGCCACTGCGCCAATACGTATAGGTGATAAGTTAGCGTAGTCCCTGTACTTATCATTTTGCATTTTTAAAGTCGCTGTCATAGCGTAACCACTAACCTTAGGTCCCTTAGCTATTCCTTCCCCGTCCACAGGTTGGTAACCATCCACCCACTCATAGTAACTCTTGTTCACCCCTGCACGGGCAAGCGCACGGCCCATCGGTTCGTCAGGATTGTTAGATTGTTGAGTAGCTTCCACCATCCTGCCGTTAAAGTTAGCTGCCAGAAAGTTTTCAAAAGCTTTTGCTTCCACAGCAACTAAACCATTAGTAGCTTGAAAGGTTGCATCACCTAATGTTTCTCCGCCTAGGTCTAAAAATTCAAAGCCACTCTCATCTGCCTCTATCTTATTTTGTAAGCCAAGCATTATTTTGGCTGCACCCAGATATGTATCCTCTGCAAACAAAGCTACTTCAGTTTCAGAGGCACCATATTTCTCTTTCATGTGCTCTAAAGCAGAGATGTTTCTACCTGGGTCTAACTGACTTGTTTTAATATTGAGGTCCAAATCATTAAGCTTAAGTCCAGAAACCAAAACCTGCCTAGTGAGATCATCCACTTGTGGCTTTTGAAAGGTGGGAGAAAGAAATGATTTTAAATCCTGGGAGTTTTTAAGCCTGGCACCTAAGTTATTTTGGGTGGCAGCAGCGTTAGCTCTATTGGTCTCTAACCGCTGTCTCTCTATTTGTTCTTCCATTGGCTCTAACTCACCTTCTGGGGTTCTAATGTTTTCTGCCAGAAAGTTTTGACCTACCTGAACTTGAGGTTGATCTCCCAGTGGGAAAGTCTCGTTAGGAACTTGACCAGGAGTTTGCCGTAAAGGTTGTATACCCTCTTGGTTATATTGTTGCATTTGGTTTTGATAAGAGTCAAAAGCAGACACCTCATTCTCAAAACCAGGAATATTCCTTACTGCAGCTATCTGTTCAGCGCTCATGCCTGAGTAGGCAGGAGGGGCAGTAGGAGCCGCCCCAAATGACACTCCTTGTGAGGTAGTGCCATCTGGTTGTCGGCCTTGTTGCTGTAGTTGTTGTAGTGGGTCGATATCAGTACCGGGACCACCTACACCTACTTGACCTGTATTAATTTTAGCCATTTATTTAGTTCTCCTATTTTAACTCGTACGGCGTAACCCTGTCTTTCAACATTGTCCCCGCTAAAGGAGTAACGTTAAGTGTTCTTCTCCACTTATTATCATCGTCAGAGATATGACCTTCAACCGCCTTACCTAAATCATCTAGGTAGTTGAGTGCCACTGATTCTGAGATAACGGAGTCCGTTACTTCTCCAGCGGTGTTTCCTAATACCTTGCCGATGCCTTTCCCTACAAGAGAGTTCTTTTCTCCATACAAAGGAAAAATAGCATCGATCGGGCGTTGTGCAGTACCGACCAGTCCCGAGGAATATATTCCCCGCATAATGTGTTTAAAATCATCGCCTTCTCTTTCTTCCTTTTCTTCTTTCCCAGTTAATGCATCTTTCATTGCAATAGAGAGGAAGGCTAGGGCTAACATAGAAGTCATTGTAGTAATAGCCTGCACTCTTGCAGCAGGCATAGATTCTTTACCACCCAAGTCCTTAAAGATCTGAGGTAGTATAGTAGCAGTTACCGTAGAAGTGTAACCTTGAAACATAGTAAACATTCTAAACCTAGGGTCACTATAAAAAGCAGGTCTATTGCCTTTTCGAGGCATAGCTATTGCCATGTCTACAAATCTAATTGCTCCTACCTTAAGTTGTTCTTCATACGCCTCTACTTCTGCTTTACTGTCACCTTGACCGCTAGGATCTCCCCTAACGTCATTTATATATGCTTGAGTAATAAACTTATCTGCATCCAAACCTAGTCTAGATAACTGATCTCTTGCTTCCTGGTAAAACTTATTAGGTTTCTGACCCGCTTCAGGCATATGTAGTGCGCCTTGGGCTTCCCAGTGCTGGATTGCGTCTCTTGCTATAGATAACCTAACACTCCTTTGTAAGTTTGTCAAAGAGTTAAGCCCTGTCCAACGAAAAAAGTTATTAACCAGTATAGCTTGTGCAGGAGAATATTCTGCTCCCACTCTTGCAGCAGGAGATTGTTGGTCTGCTAAATAACCTGCGGCCCTAAGTTCTTTCCTGTGCTCGTATTCTCTCATTGGAACTCTGCCACCTGAAAGAGAGTTAAGGGACTCGTTTACAAGAGCAGTCATTTCTTTGGCTGCTGTTTTGGCTAGCGTATACACTGCCTTCATTTTGTTAGGATTACCGTTGAATATAACTGTACCAATCTCTGGTATAGAGGAGATAACAGCCTTACCTAAATACGTTAGTGCAGTAGTAGTGGTCACGATATTCATTGTACGGTTATATGCTTTACTACGTATAACGTTGTCAGTGCCTGACTTTTGTGCGTGGTACTTCTGTATACCTCTAGCCAGTTGTATTCTCTCGTTATAGGTAATTTCACCATTACTGTAGGCTTTGTTAAGGTCACTGGCGGCAAAGGCCCCGTTAGCACCTATAAACTGACTGTTTATTACTTTAGCTGCAGCTTTGTTACTGTTGTTAGCAATGGCAACAAAAGGATCTGGTTCTAAAAACTTAGAAAAAGCAGGGTTTTGTGTTACATCACCTAACGCTTTCACATCTATAGCGTTACTATCTAAGTTCAGCATGTCGTCACCGATATCTTTAGGTGTAGTATATTCTTCTGTACTACTAAATATCTGTGACATCCTTTCAGCATCTTGTCTAGGTATTTTGTATTCACTAACCAGTAAGTTTTCAAATTCAGTCTGATTACTGTATACTCTACTGCCACTAAATCCTCGGGATAAAATGTTTACTTCCGTTCCAGAGTCTATGCTGGCCTGTCTGTTAGAGTCGAGTACTGCTTGTAGGAAATTTACTTCCCAAGTATCTAACTCAATTCCAGCTTTATTCTTAATGTCTGCCACAGTTAATTTTCGGGTTTTAGCACCCATCTTAAGGATCTTTCCATACTTGGCTTGATTCTCTGGGCTATACACATGCTCTGCAAACTGTTTTTTGTTTCTGAAAGGAGATTCACTAATCATTATTCTTTCATCAAATTGTTGCTTACCAGAATAATTGGCTGTAATCATCTGCTGTCTTTCTTCCAGGTTACCTCCTGCCCTACCGCTAACTGCTCCATAAATAGAGGCAAGTCTATTCATAATAGGACCATTGTTTTTGACTCGTGAAAAGATGTTACTAACTTGTCCTTGCAGGGCCTTTAATCCTAGCCTAGCTCCTCTGTCAATTACACCTGCCGGGTCATTTGCGTCCGGCTCTAGGTCTGCTAAGGTAGCAAGACTAGCGGTACTATTATCGTCTTTTACTGGACCGAAACCAACGTTGGTGTTAGCCTGTCTTGCGCCAAGGACATCTAGTTCTTTACCTTTATCAAAGGCAACAGCTTGATCTTTCTCTAGAACTCGGTTGCTATCAGAAACTCCTACCCTCTCGTTGTATTGTTTGCCAGCGGACATAGCTTCACCTGCCGCACCAAAACCTCCACCAAGAAAGAAACCAGCCGAGAAAGAATTCAACAATCTATTGTGTAGATTCTCAGGAGGCTCTGTACTGTTCTCTGCAAATACAGAAAGTATTTCCTGGGTAGCCTCAGTAAAACCTTCTATAGAAGCACTTGCGCCAACGTTAATACCTGTTGCCGATAATCTCGCAGACTTCTTTTTAATTCCCCGTTTCATCTGATCTGCAGTTATCTCAACTCCTCTCTCCGCCTGCTTACGCATAGTTTGAGCTAAGAGCTTTTCCGCAGCCTCATTACTTGTACCATACTTTTTTGCTACTTCCTTAACAACTTCTTTTCGTGCCGCAGAGTTAGTAAAGAAGCTTGATAGCTTGGATACAGGTACATACACAGTCAATAGGTCCAGGGAAGTTTGTAAAACACCATAACCGAAGGCCTTAGCAATATGTTTGTCATCTTTGGCCTGGGAATCATAGTTGAGTCCGGTGTAAATAGAGGCAGGAACAGCAAGAGATGCACCATAAGTAGGGACAGCTAAAACTGCTGCACCCAGGGTTATTCCCATAATAGGTAGGGAAGAGGCAAAGTTAGTACCAATATAGCTAGTAAACTCTGAAATACCATCTAAGGTCCATTCACCTGTATCTGGATCGAAGGCGTTTACATTCTTTAACTGGGGTAAGTCTTCTATTTCTCTTTTTATTCGGTTGGCATTTCCTTGACCCCAGTTATCCATTGAGTCTATATCTAGCATCTCCCCAATTAATCCCATTGAGGTATATATACCTAGCATACCTTGTTTCTTACCTGAGGCAAAGGCATCGTCTAGCTGTATACCTCTGGTTTCGTTCATAAGACTGCGGTTGTCATCTCTAATTGATACACCTGAGTACAAGTCTGGATTACGAGAAAACACTGACTCAGATACAGCCATTGGCTTACCTACAAAGGCGGAACCATAAGTATCTAAGGATTTGTTTATACGATTTTGATTAATCATATTAACCACACGATCGGTGTCGTTTTCGGTTCCCTCGGCTTTACGTACTGCTCGGTCTAAGGCACCCATAGATTGAACAACTACAGCATTGCTGGCAGTACCGTCATAGTTTGATTGAGCACCAAAACGGTCTACTGTTGCCAAGCCAGAAGATAATAGTCGGCTGGATAGGTGTTGACCAGAATCTGTTACCAGATCACCTAGTGGTCTACCATAGAAACCTCTTCTTACCCTTTCCCCAGTAATAAAGTTGGGACCTGGCCTATCTTGAGTTTGGAGAGATTCATTTGTGAACCCCTCCTTCTCAATAATATTGGCAGTAGCATCAGTTACAAGTTGCCCTGATACTTCTCCATCATCGAAGTCAAAGGAGCTAGTATTAAAGTGCTTTACTTCAGGAGCGTCTACGTCTTTGATACGTATATTCTCGCCTTCTCCGACTCTAGCAGTATCGGCGTCCACAAGGGAGACTGCAGTGTCACCTACTTGAGTACCTTCCCTTTTAATCGGAGTGCCTTGGGCATTCCAGAGCCTTTCTAGTTCAGATATAGCCATTCAATTTCTCCTTAATCATGTGATTTATTGTAACCCAGCAAGTTTTTCTCTCAGATAAACATAAAACTTATTTTCCCCTTTACCAGGTTTTAACTTAGATTTCTGATCGGGAGATAGGTTGTTAAATTCATCTACTGCAGACAAGAAAGCACCTTTCATTACTCCAGTGTCGGCACCGGATTTGGAGTACATATCCTCTCTAAGTACTGCTACTTTAGAAGAATCTACCTTGCCAGTACTTCCTATCGCCCAAATAGAATCTATTCCAGACTGTGCGTACTCGTCTAGAGACATATTCTTGATATAAGGGGTAATGTCCTTAACCGTAGTTCCATTCTTTTTAGAGTCAACCATAGCTGCCTGCATAGCAAGGGTAGTAACTCGCTTAATGTGGGAACCAACTGCCTCGTCTCCGATGGGGATACCAGAGCTAACCCAGTAAGTTTCAGCGCTTGTCATCATGTCTGATAGGAAAATTGCGCCTTGTTCTTCTTTGCCTTTAAACGCTTCTTTTACCATACTATCAAAGTTAGCTTTTAAATCTTTGATAAGCAATTGTGAGTTTTCGGCGTTAGTTTTTCCATTGCCCCCTTTTAATTTAAGGAAGCCAGGATTAAACTGACCGGGAACAGTACCAAAAGCAGCCTCAAGCGATTCAGGTGTAAACTTATCTCCTGCCAGTATTTCTGCATACTTGTCACGAAGTTGTTTCTGTGTATAGTCGGGTCCAGGTTTATCTAAAGTTCCAGCAATACCAGTGGCTGACCATGAGGCTACGGACTCAGGGGTATAACCGGAAGCAAGTAAAACTTTAGCAGCTGCGTTAGTCTTTGCTAGTTCAGCCTTAGTCTCCCTATCTGCTACATTTCGAGTTTCAGCCTGCTTAAGAACAGTACCGCCTGCCCAACGCATAGAACCTTCATGTGAAGCTCCTGATATTCTGGACATAAGATAAAAACCAAGAGCACGGGTTATGTCCTGTGTTTCTAAACCAAAGAGTGATTTAAAAATAGGACCTAGCTTACCTAAAAGTTCTTTAGTATCACTACCACCAGCCCTTGCTATGTCCTCCACCTCAGCTGGGGTTGGCTCCGTAACAACGTTACCATTAGTATCCTTTACTTCACCGTCTTTTTCTGCAGTAGTAAGACCCGCGCCGTTTGAAATGGGTGGTCCTCCACCTTTTCCGCTATTGTCTACCACAGGAGGTACTTCTGTTTCAACAGTACTAGTGTTAACTGCTGCTCTGACCTCTTCTTCTTTGGCCTGGATCTGCTTTATTGCAACCTTGTCTTTTTCTAGCTGAGTAGTAAGAGTAGTAATTTCATCGTCTATAAAGGAGTTATCTCCAAGATTGGTTGATATATTTTCTAGTCTTTTTATTTTTTCTTCTGTACTGGTGACAACGTCTGAGGCAGCGTACGTGGCTGCTTCCGCTGCATCCAGTGGAGCAAGTATAGGTGTTTGTAAGTTAATCGGATCCATGACGAAAGAGGACATAGTATGTTGCTCATTTATTCTTTTGATCTCATTTAATCTTTGTTGTTCTATTGCAGCATCGTCTCCCTTGTCTGCAAGCTGGGCTAGTTCTGATTCACTTAATAAATCATAATTCTTCATATCCAGCGTAGGAACATCACGGCTAGCATCTTGAACTGACGG